GACGATAAATTAGTATTAAGAACATTAGAAATTATTGAATACTTTAATCCTACTTACTGGTTTATTGAAAATCCAGCCAGTTCTAAAATGATAGATAGACCTTTTATGAAAGATATACCTTTTTATATTGTTGATTATTGTATGTATAGCGACTGGGGTTATAAGAAACCTACTCGTATATGGACTAATAAAAAAGATTTTATACCTTTAGTATGCGACGGCTCTGGTTCATGTGGTAATATGATTAATGGTAAACATAAAAATAATTTAGGAACAGTTCATTATGCAGAAATAGAAGGTAAATTAAAACCTATAAATACTGCAGAATTAAGAAAGAAATACGGACATTTAATTATTAAAGGTGCGAGAAAAACTATAAATCAATTAGATAAATATAGAATACCAGAAAATTTAATTTATTCTTTATTTCTTGATTAATTTAATTATCGAGAATTTTAAACTTTTTAAAAATATTTTTTTTTGTAGACACTTTTTTAGAATTACTCTTATGAATATACTAAAAAAATGTCTATAATTTTTTTCTTTAAGTGTGTAAAAAAAAAGGATATAAAGATAAAATAATTATCTATATTAAAGTATAGAAAAAATG